GATCACAGAGCTTCCACCAGGTCGTTGGACCCAAGATTACAAAGAGTACCTCGATGGTCTCGTAGACAAGAAGGTCATCGCGAGTTTTGTGAATAACAGTACCACAGAAGACGTGGATTTTACCATCACTGGATACACGGGCAAAGACATCATCAAGGATTTTAAGCTTCAAAAGTCGTTCCACGTGAGTAACATGCACTTGTTCCACCCGACAAAGGGAATCAAAAAGTATGCGAGTCCAGAAGAGATTCTGACCGACTTCATGGAAATCAGGATGGATACATATAAGAAACGCAAAGAACATCTGTTACACGTTCTCAAGGAAAAGACCAAGAAGCTTGAAAATATGTCTCGCTTCGTAGATGCAGTCATCAATGAAAAGATTGTGGTGTTCAAGCGCAAGAAGAGTGAACTCGAAAGTGAGATTTCGAAGACATTCGATAAGATAGACGATTCATACGATTATTTGCTCAACATCAAGACGTACCAGTACACGAAAGAAGCTGTGCAGGCACTCAATGAAGAGACTAACAAGACAAAGAAAGAACTCGAAAACTTGAGCGCGACGAGTCACCTTGACATGTGGAAAATGGATTTAAAAATATATAAGCAATAAGTAGTATGTGCGATAGATCTGGTCCAGACACCGGTGCAGCACTATGCCTGGAGGCCATAGGTCAACAGGATACATATTTACTCGGTGGAGACACACCATTTAAATATACACCGAAACGACACTCAAATTTCAGGAAATTTCATAGAAATTATGTAATACACAAACCTAGGACAGCGTCCGATGGATGGCCATTCAGCGAAACCATAAAATACACATTAGACCCACGAAGCATGGGAGACTTACTTTGCAATATGTACATAAAGATAGATCTCCCGGCTTTAAGTAGTGGACGAACATACGCAGATCAAATAGGTAGACACTTGTTTAAATCTATAACACTAAAAGCAGACGAAGTAGAACTAGAAAAATACTTTGACGATTGGGGACTCATTCACGATGAATTATACAACGATTTATCTGAAAGGAGATCGAGTATATATTCTATAAACAGAGGACTTAACAATGGTTTTTCATTAAATACAAATGGTGTGATTGTTTCAACTTACAAATCATCCGTATACATACCAATACCATTTTTCTTTTCAAGAAAATATGAAAGCGATGATTACGAAACAAATCAACCAAAGAGACCATATTTTCCGTTGTGCGCCATAAACAAACAAAAGCTACTTTTGGAATTTGAATTTAGACCCCAATCATTCTTTACAGACGAAACGTCTCCACTCACACTTGAAAATTTCAACTTGGTGACCGAAGAGATAACACTCGAACCTTACGAAAGAGCATTCATTACAAACAACAAACAAACTATGATCACAGATGTATTTAGAAAACATCCATCTACGGACACAGTCGTCGGTGAAAACATTCTAAGACATCAGCTCGTACCAAAAAAGCGTGTAAAGACTATACACTGGTTTTTGAGAAATAAAAAGTATGAAAATGAAGACGAAACCAGAGGTAGTGGAAGCTCTATAGAAGAATACACATTTCAAAATAGATTCAACCTTACAAAGCGCCCAAGTTATAATAGATTTATCGATAGTCTCAGTGATGACGTTATGACAAATGCTAAATTGTACATAAACGGCGAGGATCTACCAAACGTATCATCCGTAGATAATATTTATTACAAGAACATTGTTACATTTTTTAGCCGTTTAAGCACATCTACAAAAAACATATATTCGTATACTTTCTCGATGAATCCGAGAAATGTGGATCCATCGGGAAGTTTGGATTTTAGTCAATTAAAATCAAATAGGACAATCCTTGAAATGGAACTTGATAAGGATCTCACGGATGAGTACACACTCAATATGTACTACACGTGCTATGAGACTTTCATATTCGAAAATGGGTACGTATCATCTCAAGTTGATAATCTTAATTCATTAAATGGCGAAGGAGGTATGAATGCAGATCCAGAAAATTGTAGAATCATTTACTAAATAGGGTATCTTTGTTATTTTTTATGTAATCAATGATGTTATTTTTAATACACCATTTGATGAAATTCAACTGTGCAACAGTCGTATGGATTTCATCACTTGTACCAGGTATACTGTAAGCTATTTTAGATGACCTACAAAATGGATCAAATAATTTTTTACTGTATCCATCAAGTGACGACTTGTATGCACAATGAACACTAAAAAACTTACCATCGTTCGTTTTGTATGAAAGATTTGTTTTCTTGGAATAATTGGTTATGAACCATTCCAAATTTCTGAGTGAAATGCCTCCAGTCTTATTCAAAATCTGAACGAGTATGTCTCTGTTTGTGGGTACATTATAAAATGCGTCGATAGAATTCAAAAGAACATCTGACTTTCTCATATTACATAATATTTCTCAAATCTCTAAATTCGTTAGAATTGGATGCTTCGCATGCTGGACATCCCTTCTTAAACATTGGTGGAAATGGATGATTGTGTCTAACTTGTGTTGAGAATGAAACCGGGTCATGCAACTTGTGGTTATTTGCGTGGGACATACAAAAACCATCGTGACTCGCTTTTCTAGTACAAGGTTCACCACCTTTCTTTACACCCATACAATACCCCATTGGATTAGGCATATCTCTCATCAACAATTTTAATGAAATACCATAATTTTCTGATACTAGTTGTACAAACCTGAGCATTCTCTCGTGGCACATCCTCTCCACATCCTCTTGGTAAGCCTTCACTAGATTTTCAGACACTTTCATCACACTTAATCTATTATAGGTTCTAATTTTTAAATGGTAATTCATCGATGGATGTCTCAGGTTTCTTCTTTGGTCGTCGTTTTGGTTTAAGCTTTGTTAGAAGCTCCCCAAAAATTTCTTCCTTTGGGTCATCAAACAGTGGTTCGAGGAGATCACACACGGGATTAATGAACTTGTTCATGAAATAGTATTCGTAGTCAATTGGAACGTTTTTCTCCAACACATATTTTGGATCTTCGGATTTCTCAAAAGCCTTTGCCTTTGGGTCTTCCGTCTTCACGAGAATGTAAGGTACACGGTCCCCTGATTGTGGTTCGGAACCGGGTTGTCTCTCGCGCATTTTGCGAACCACTTGGACGTGTGCTTGGTTTATGTCCTTGATTCCGGGGCTATTTATGGACACGCTGTGCCCCTTGACCTTATACGAATCAGACAAGCTTTGTGAAAGTGTGAGCTTTTCGTTAGGCACATCACCCTCCAGAAGTTCGATGGCTCGCTGGAGTGCGAGTGCTTTAGGAGGCTCGATGTCATTACTTTCGAGCACGACATCCAAAAGTTCTTTACACACCTCTCGTACGTGTGCTGTGTTATCGCGTCTCACGAGTTGAAGACCCTTTACATCAATGTAATCCATATTCATCTTTCCGTCCTTTCCTTGTGTCCACAGCTTTGCGGCGTACCGTTTTTTAGAATAGAGGAAATAGGGCCAATACACCTTTTCGAGTTCCAAATTATTCGGTTTCTTGAAAAGTGCGGTACACTCTTCAGCGGCACGTTCACCAATCTCCCAACTGTACTCAACAGCCTCAATACCTTTACGGTCACCCACATCAAATTCGACCATGACTGAATCGGTATCGCCGTACCTCACTTTCGCACCTGGAAAGTTCTTTTCCACGTACTCCTTTGTTTCATCAATCATACTCCGACCTTTTGTCGTCACGGTAGAGGCGATGTTTACACACGGAAGCATTCCCTTCGATGCACCAGTGAACCCATACACGGAGTTCATACTGATTTTGTAAGCTAATTGCTTACCGTTATACATGGCTTTGAGTGCACCCTTCGACGCGGCCATGTCCTTCTTCGCCTGTTTTCTGAATTGTTTCAATTCAAGAAGAATGCTCGGTAAAAGTGTCGGTACACCCTGTGCGAACTTACACACTCTCTTTGTAGGAGGCTGCCCCTCAACCTTACTCGGCACAGGAATCTCAAATGTTTCGTATTCAACACCAGGTACGTTTTCGTACTTTGGGTCCATCACGAGACTTGAATAACACAAATTGTGTGCCATCATGATTGAAGGATACAGGCCTTCAAAATCTAGCGCCGTAATTGGTTTGTAATATGCACCCTTTTGTGCTTCAAGAACAGTCGCACCTTCATACCCTTGATCCCCCAATTGACCATATTGAATCGTAGGAACCATGAATCCCATCTCCCTCGCCTTCTTTGTTAATTGACTAAACACCTTGATTTGTTGTCCCCGTTCCACGAGATAACACAGGGGTACCCAGGTCGCCTTCGCCATTTCTAGAAGATTAATCAGTATACACAGTTTAGACAAAAGTCTATGCGGAAGAAGGGTATCCTTAATACAATACTCAGCAACTTCCCGCAATTTCACGGGGTCACCTTCCTTGTATCTGGCAAACATCTCCTTCGCGGGCATATCAATCTTGTTGTCTCCAAGATACAGTTTAGACACGTTATCCAATTTGTATGAATCGAGTTTGTATCCTTTCTTCACCTCATGGAACAAATCAAAAATGAAACGACCAGGCATACTCACGAGTTTCAAATCGTTATCACCCAAAGCACTCGAAGACAGTTTCTTGAGTGTGAGTTCACAGTTGTATCCGCGCAGTTTACTCAATTGAAAGAATTTTAGGTTACATCTCGTCACGATGGCTCTTTTCATGAGATATTCAAGATCAAATCCAAAGATGTTCCATCCGGTAATGATGTCCACATCCTTTTCGTGTAAATAATCTGAAAAGGCTTCGAGCATTTCGCGCTCGGTATCGAACGAGACTATGTTACAACCCTCGAGTTGAGAATCGGTCTTCTTGTAACACAAACACGTCTTGTCGTAAGGTTCATCACTCCCAAATTTACACAAAGAAATGGCAATCTGAAAACACGCGTCACCTTCCACGTCTGCATCCGGAAATTTACCCGTAGAACTGTTACACTCGATATCTACAGATGCCACCACAAATGGCGCCGTCTCAGGATCATCCACAGGTTTAAGATTTCTCCAGTTTCTACATTTAAGATCGATATCCGTCTTCGCAACGCAGTCTGGTTCACAATCATCACCAGTATCTAACCATCCAGTAGACTGAATACCAGTTCGGTGCATGAGACGCAACACTGGGTCCAGGTTGGATTCATAAATTTTCATTTTTAAGGTTTCATCGGGTAAAGGTCTTCGAAGCCTTCCGCTCACCATGCGACGAGCCGCGAGGTTTTTGCAAAACAGCTGGAGATATGGAAATTTTTCATTGTTTTGAAATCCCCAGACATCTTTACGGTGAATCGTATTTAAACTCGTGAGACACTCAGGGCACGCCTTGTCTATCTTATCATAAATGATCTTCACTCGTTGTGGTGTCGCATTACGAGGGAGTTTCACAAAAAAGTACGGACTAAAGCTCGTCGTCACACAGACGGACTTACCCTCTTTCGTCTTACCAAAGATACTGATCAAGTGTTCAACCTCTGTATCCCTGGACTCCCAGGTCAGTGCTTGGAAGACAACCATACTTCGTTATCGACCTAAAATTTTAATATAGTTTATTATTAAATGTCAGCAGCACTAGTTGAACTAGTCTCAGTCGGAGCTCAGGATGCATACATCACTGGCGACCCACAAGTCAGTTTCTGGCGCCAAAACTACAAGCGCCACACGAACTTTGCCCTCAAGCCAGAGCGCATGGATTACATCGGTACTTTCACCGGCGGTAGCGAAGTCGTCGTACCAATTCGCTCCAAGGGCGATCTTTTGAGCTACATTTGGATCGAACACCCAAACATTTCTAACGTGTCTACTAACACGGATGGATTGTTCTCTTCAGATGACACTTCTGTCACTGAATTTAGCCTTCAAATCGGTGGCCAAGAAGTCTGTCGATTCGATTCCTTGTATGTGCAAGGTGTTCACAATGTTTTGTACCGCGACAACCAAGCGAAGGCTTCGTGCGCCGTGACCACCGCTGAAGTTGCGGATAACGCGAAGGGTGTCAGTGGTTCCGCAGGTGATTACTATATGATTCCATTCTTCTTCAGTGAAGACTGGACCAAGTCGCTTCCATTGGTGGCTTTGCAATACCACGAAGTCGAATTGCGCATCAAGTGCCGCTCCGGTCTCGGTAATCTCGGTGCGGTTCCAAAGGTTTACGGTATGTACGGATACCTCGACACCGCAGAACGTGAATATTTCACTGAGCAAGAACACGAATTGTTGATCACACAAGTGCAATATCAGCCAGCCAGCAAAACCGATACCTCCATTGACTTGACCTATTTCAACCACCCAGTCAAGGCTCTTCACTTGACTACCTCCAACGTCACCACGGGTGCTTGGACGGATGATTACAGTTTCGATAGCGCATCGCTTTACATCAATGGTCTCGCCTTGTTTGAAAATGCGTCTAACACGTTCCACCACAACGTCGTCCACGAAATGCACACCACTGCACTCGCGCCATCATCTCTCGACGCGCTTCCATTGTTCTCTTGGCCATTCTGCCTCACCATGAACAGATCGCAACCAAGTGGTACGCTCAATTTCTCTCGAATCGACAATGCGAAGTTGACTATCCAAAATCCAAAGTCCGATGCCAGAGAAGGTTTGTACAGAGTGTACGCCGTAAACTATAATGTTTTGCGAGTCAAGAACGGCATGGCCGGTATCGCGTTCTCTAACTAATGCCCAGAAGAACCAAATCCACGTTCGCCTCTTTGCGTCTGCTTTAGTTCTTCTACTTCTTCTATGAGCGGTGTTTCACATCGCTCTAAAATCATTTGAGCAATCCTATTCCCCTTTTTAATGACGAACGGTTCACTCCCGTGATTAAACAGGATGACTTTTAATTCACCCGTAAAATCTGGGTCGATGACT